ATCAAGAGCTCTAACTTTAACGCCTCCAGCCTCTATTTCTCCATGAGAAGATCTAGGCGACATGTCAATATTTTTAGTCTCAGCTACAGAGCTTTTAAGAGCATCAGCCTTGCCTTGCTCATAAAAATGTCTAGCGATAACATCAGGATTCATTGCCGTGTAAATAGACTTATGATAGTTAGCAGCGTCTTTAATTTTACCTTCATTATCTAAATGAGTGTTTATAAAATTATTAAGATCTGACTGACTTTCTTTTGTCTGTGCAGCATCACGAACGTTTACTCTAAATCTTTGATCACCAACTTCATATTCAAAACCTTTGAATTCGTTGTTGAAAACATCATCTGTTTTCTCTTCAAAATACTTAGAGCGCTCTTCAGTTACTCGCTGATTTTGTTCAGCCTCTTCGTTATATCGATTAAAGAAGTCCATTGCTTTTTGATATTCATCATTAACAACAGGCTTAGCCTTAATCTCATCGTAATATTTAGACTTTTCCCCGCCTAAGTAGGTCTTGGCTTCTGCAACCTGCTCTTTTAAAGCCAACTTTTTTCTTTTTATTTCTTTTTCATCATCAACCTCTTCGTCGTAAGAGAAGTTATCTTCCATTAAAAAGTTTACTTCTTCCCTACTCAAGTGTGGTTTTGTTCTCTCGTAATACTCTTGTAAAGCTGTTTGATTGTCCATTTCTTCATAATCGCGATTTAGCTTTACGTAATCTTCTACACTACCGCCAGTGTCATTAACAAAGTCAACTAGCTTTTGTATATTCTCAGGTAATGCCTGACCTGTTTGCTCAACTTTTTCTAAAGCCTCGTTAGCTGCCTCAACAGTATTGCTTACTTCTTGTTGGATACTTTGTTCGGCAACTTCTTCATTTGTTGCTTCGACGTTTTCTTCGCGTACTTCTTGGCTAGTTCCGGATTCGTCGCGAACAGGTACCTCATTTGTGTCTTGCTCCTGAACGGCATTTTCTATTTCTTTTAATTTATTCATATCTAAAACAACAGTACCATCTTCTTTGTAAGATACCGGTGACTCTTGTTCTACGACTTGTTCTTCTGTTGATTCGGTGTTTTGCACCTCTTCTACGTTTTCATTTTCTTCCATAATATAAAATATAAATTAGTTAGTTTATCTCGGGTTAAAAGTTTCCATACCGAATCCACCTCCGAGTATATCATTACCGGCAGATTCAAACTTTTTAGGTGGTGCACCTGTCTTTCTTTGGTCTATAAGTTCACTTTGTTGTGAAGCTTGTATTTTTGTTCTTTCGTCTTTACGATCTTCTTTTTCTTTTTCAGTTCCTTTTTTACCGTCAACCTCCATCTGTTTGAGTCGCATGTTGATTTGGAACTCATGGTCCATAAGTTGCTTTTTAACATTAGCCTCATGAATCATTGTTTCTCGCTTAAAGTTTTCTTTAGCCTCTTCTAACGCTATTTGCGACTGCGTTATAGCTTGGTTCTTTTGAACTTCAGCTTGAGCAGCTTGTTGTTGCGCTTGACCTTGAGCCTGAGCTTGAGCAGCCGCGTTTTCCTGCTGTATCTTTTGATCTTGCTTAACTTTTCTTTCTCGTCTAATCTTTAATAGTTGATTAGCTAGTTTTATATTTTTAATTTCCCTAAGATCAATAGCATCTGAAAGCTCTATCAATTGCTGCTGTAAGGCTTGTTGTATATTGTTTTCTAGTAATTGCTTTTCTTCTTCATCAGGAGATAATTCTAAGAATATACCAAAATCATAAAGATACATATCAGACACGTCTTCTAACGTGCCTACATTGTGAGCTCCTATTGACTGTACAAAAGCATTTTTCATTGGAGAGTACTCTAGTATATCAGATATTCTAAGTGATAAAGCTCCAGCAACTTCAGAAGTTAAAAACAATCCTGCTTGTAGTATATGCCTTGTAGCGGTATTGCTATTAGCCGCCGCCATTTTTTGTATACCTACTAATGATCTTTCAGCTGGCATACTACCGTCTCTAGCCTCGTTAAGTCCGGTTACATCACGTATCATTTGTAAATAATAGTTATATGTAGCTATCAAGCTTTGCATTTTCTGCCCACCAGATCCTGATTGTATTTCTTGTATTGGGTTTTTACCAGGATTAAACTCTCCGTTTTCATTTAAAGACCTTCCAATAACAGAACCTGTTTGGAAGAACATGTTTAACGCTTCTTGCGGATTATAATTAGTACCGTTACCTAAGTCTATTTCAGCTAAACCATCTGCGTCTAAATAAACACCATCCGGCACAAGTCTTGACATTACTTGTTGTAGCTTTAAATGTGTTAGCTGTATCATATCTGCAAATCCAGTGATACGCTTTACTAATGAGTCAATACTACCGTTGTACATACGGGGCGCTACAATATGGTAATTCATTTTTACTTTATTGTAGTCGCTCTTAGGTCTAGCCATATTCTTGGCCATACCCCACTTTAGTAGTTTATTAGATCCTAACACTAAAGCTCCTTCATATAAAACCTCAACTTGCTTCTGAAGCTTTGTAAAATTATCTTGCTTGTCTGACGGCGGATTAAACGTATCGTCTTTCTTTATAGCTTTGTCAGCTCCAGTTGCGGTTTGTTTAACTTTGTAAACGTTATTCATAAACGTTTTATAGTTAAAGTATAAAACTTGAACCTTGTTATTATCTGTTTTTTTGCCAGTATTATAACCGTACTTTGTGTTTCCTGAGTACGTATTATATTCTTTTACTATTTCCTCAAGCTCTCCCTCTGTTAAATTTGGAAACTCTCGCACTAACTCATTAATAGGTATGTTTTTAACTTCACCTATGTAATACAAATCTTCAAAATACGGGTCATCTGTGTATGAGTATACTAAATTTGAAGGATCAACATAATCTATTGTTACACCTTCAGATGTATTAAAACCAGTTTTAACAGCACCCATGCCTATAACTGTTAAATCGTAGAAAAATCTTTTCTTTACAAGCTCATATCTATTACCCTCCATTAAAACATCTAAAGCCTGCTCTTGAGCTATCTCAACAGCTTGCTTATAGTTTAACTGCATGTGAAGTTGTAGCTCTTCTAGTGTAGAAGGTAGTTGTTCTGGTGGATTATCAAATACATTAACTCTAAACTTAGCGTTAGCATAGTTAGCTAAATCTTGAGTATCCATATCAGCTAATATACCTTCCATGTAAGCTGTACGCTTGTGCATGCCGTATGGATCTTGAGAATAAGCTTTTATTTCGTAAGCTCTATTTGACATACCATTAACTACAATATCTACAAATTTAGATATTATAGGTACAGGCTTCCAGTCTAGATTTAAGTAGCTTAAGTCACCATTTATTGATAACTCATCTTTATATTTTTGTATTGGCTGTTCTCCCCTAGCATAAAGTCTTAACTTGTGAAACTCAACTCTATTGTTAAGGTATCTATTGCTATGTGAAAATCTGTCTTCAAACCATTCGTACTCAATAGCTTTTGCTACCTTCATACCGTATTCTATAGACATTTTCTCAAGATCGCTTACTACTTGAGAAGGAAAATAATTTTTTACAACTGACCCAGCCATACTTATTTTTTAATTATTGACGACGCGTAACCTTCGTTGTTATACTTAGCTACGCTTAAATTTAACTTCTGTCTTTCAATCTTGGCGTTTGGTCTATATAAGTGCCTATTGCAAGCCATTACAGCTAGCCCAGAACTTATCGCGGCATCAAACTTAGTTCTTTTATTTATATCGAACTTAGCCCAGTCATTTAATGTTTCGTTAAAGTATATGTTTCCATATACTCCATCACCTAAATGACCCACGTGGTTTTGAATATACATCTCTATAGCTGAGGCGTGGGCCTGCTTGATGTCTTCGCTGGAGTTTGGTATACCACCTATTTCTTTTTCTGCAACAGATAGCTTGTTCCAGGTTTTATCTGGTCTATTCATAGAGTATCCCCTATATCCTCTTCTTCTTAAATAATATAGAAGTCTTGGCTTGTTGTTTTCTGCAAGTATTGGCATGCCGTAAAACACGCAGGCCATTAATACATCTTCAAAAAATATCTCAGCGGTTTGTGGTCTTGCAATATATTCTAAGAAAAAATGATTAGCAGGAGCATCTTCCATGCTAAACTTAGTCAACCCATGTAACGCGCCATTCGAACCACGTCCATCAACAGTCCCGCTAATATCGTAACTATCACAGCCAAAAGCTCCCATGTGTTCGTTTCCAGGATAACGTATTCCATTTTTTACTATTATTCTATTTTGAAGGTTTGACGGCGGTACCCAGCTAACTTTAAATCTTCCACTTGGATCTGGATAAAATATAACTTGAGTATCTTTAATTCCACTAACCCATTGAAAGTTTCCAACTGTAACCGTAGCATCTGTTTTTACACCTTCATTATAATCTATTTGCTCGTATATTTTTACAAGATTAAACAAGCTGTTTTTTGTTTCATCTCTAAACGCGTGCTCTTCTGTTCTTGGAAACTGACGATAAAACTCGTTTAAAGCATCTTGATCATCTCTAAGACCATCAGCTTCGTTTTCCCAATGCGTTACAACTCCAACATCTATTAATTCACCGTCGGGTCCATAACACTCTCGTGTTGGGGTATCGAATACTGGTCGTCCATACTCATCAATAAATCCTTCATAGTTCCATTCCATTGGGATAAACAGAGAATATAAACCAGAGCGTGTTTGACCATTTCTATTTCTTTTAGTTACGTCACTATCGTAATACAACTTTTTAAAGTTATCACCACCTTTATCTAAAGCGTTTGACGTTGATCCCATCATACACTTACCTATAATCCTACTACCAAGACGTAAACAGGTTTTTGTTACACGCCAGTTATTTAATATGTTGTCAGGCCTCTCCCACTTACCACTTTCATCGTGTACTAGCAGGTTAAGCTTTTCACCATCGTAGCTGTTATCACCTGTGTTTTTCCAATCAATAGTAGTGTCAAGTCCAACCAGCTCTTCCTGCTTTTCGTTGGTAGTAATTTTTTTACGCGTAAACTTACTTGCAGGTACCCTATAAGCAAGTTCAGACTTAGGTCTGTCCATACCGTCTTGAATCGGTTTGAAAAAGAACGGATAGTTAATTGAGATAGGAACAACCTTATCTGTAAACATTTTTTTAGCATCAGCACCACTTTTTGATAATATACCATATCTACTATCACTCGATATAGTTGCTTGGTTAACAGTCTCAGCGCTACTCATAAAAGAAAAACCACTACGTCTGTTTTTTAAATAACACATACCGTAGCATCTTTTGTCAGCTTTGCACGCTTCCCAAAATATAAAGAATATTCTATTAGCGTCTCTGAAGTCTGGAGCACCAACATCTATTTTGCTCCATTGAAGATACATGTAGTGACTACCGGTTATATATGTAGGCTCTTTGTCATTAATAAACCAAAAGCCTTCGTCACGACGTTTAAACTCTTCGTCTATAAGATCATACCACTGCTCTTTGTTTTCTTCTGGGTAGTTTCTCCAGTCAAAAATATTCTTAAGCTTACTTAGCTCTTTAGGATATTCTATTTTTTTCCACTTGTCGCCGTGCACCCGCAGCTCTTGCGGTTTAGACGGCAACCCAATTCGCAAACCTTGAATCTCAAGTATTTGTCCAATTTTTCCAGTTTTTGATATAACGACAATATCATGTTCTTTATTGTATCCATATTCCCATTTACGTTTTTTATTAAGTCTACTTATTGTAGTCTTTTTTATTGGTTCTATTACTTTGTATAAACTTTGCTCGTACATTACTTAGATCTACCTTCGGCAAAGCCCTTAAAAATTTTCTCCTTCTTCTCTTCAGCAACCTTACCCTCGAGTAAAGCTTGTTCTTCTTGTATACGATTAAGTATCTCAAAGGCATCGAATATTGCGAGCTTCTTTGTAGCAGCAGCGTTTTTAAGTCTATCGGCAGTAATATCATCACCGCTATCAACGATAGCTTCTTTAGCCACTTTAATAAGTTCTTCAACAGCTTTATGCCCAGCTTGGATTATGTTCTTCTTCGTATCCTTGATATTCATATTTAATTGTAATAAATTTAGAGTACACTCTATAAAGTCTTTGTCCTTCAAAAACAAACTCATATTCTGAGTTAGGCGTAAACCCAACAAGATCGTTAACTTCTACAGATCCATCTGTGTATTTAACAATACCTATTAAAGGTTGCTCTGTATCTATATTAAGCTTCTGTTTAGCTTTTATAGGTTTAACAAAGCAAAATCCATTCATAGGTTTCCATTTGTTTTTTTGCTTGTATAAAAATATTTGATCTTCATACACAACGTATTTATCTTCACTAAAATAGTTCTTACTATTCTTCTCCTTTCCGTACACGTCGGTCCATCTTCTAAAAACATTGTGATGAACTATAACGGTGTCTCCTTTGCTAATGTTTGTGTTGTTTATTTTAGGAACCTCAAGAACAGTGGCCTCTCTATTTGTAAACTGATGACTCTGTGTTTCAGAGTTTAATATCAACTCTTTATCACCAACAGTCTTAGTGTTGTTGTATCTATTGCCTTTCGGCGTTACAACAAAACCATAAACACTCTGCATTAGTATTGTAAATTATATTCTACTGAAATAGCCATATTCTTATTGAAGTCTTTCCAAGGAAGTACGTCTTTGTTTTTCTTTATGTATATTGAAAACTTTTCATCTTCTTCAATAATATCACAAATAGTATGACCTCCATAAACCTCTTGCCCTACAGAGTAGTGCATTGAATCGACTTTATAATCTTTACCTACCGTTATTTTTCGTATCAGTTTTGTCGTTTCCATTTTCATTATATTTAATTGATCCGTCTAAAATGTTGAAGTCGTGATCTCCGTACTTTTCAACAAGTTCTTTTCTAACACTATTAACTATCTGTTGAGCATTCATAATGTCATGCAGTATAGCGTGCTTTTGAGTTTCAACCATACCAAGCTGCATTTGAGCCTCGTTAATTGTTTTTACTACGTTTTGAAGTTTTTGTAATTCTTCTTTACTAATAGTTTCTGGTCTAAGGCTTTCCACCTTAGGAGTTTTTCTTTTTGCCATAATTTAATTTAATTTAAGTTAATTGTTGTTTTTGCTTTATCTTCCTCTAAAACTTAGAGTAACAGTAATTGGTGTAGCGTTCATAAATTCATCATCATCAGCTATAGCCCCTACGTTATTTGATGTTAGCGTTATAGTGTTTGCTGCTAATGAAGCAACAGTTCCAATAGGTGTGTCTACGTCGTGTATGTAAACTGTATCACCTACGCTAAAAGATTTTCTTGGATCTACACCATCAACTGTTAAAGAGGTGCCGGCGTCATCAGCTACGTCAGACGCGTCATTTAATAGCACTCCAGTTGAAAAATCAAAAGCTCCACCGGCTATAGCAGCTACATATATTCTATTTGTTGCTTGTCCGCCTAACGAGTTTTGCTCTGGTTCAATAGGAACAGGTCCAACATGACCATTCGCACCAGTAGATTTAAAATAATAAGCGGTGCCAAATGCTAAATCTAGATTACCTTGTCTATTAGCATCTCCTTCAATTTTAAGTACTCCTATTAATACTTCTGGTATATTTGATCCTACAGCTATTGTGCTGTTAGGGCTACCTAAGCTTACTGGCGCAACGCCGCTTTTACTTTTAGCAATTAATAAATTAATATCAGTTCCAGGTTGAATACCACCGTCTTCGCCTACCATATACACAAGAGCATCAATTATAGCGTCTGTACCTAAAGGAATGTCTAAAGGCTGCCAGTCAAACAAAACATCCGAACTTGAAAAAGGTAAGTCAGTTTTATTGGATTGTATTACGTTTGACACGTCACCATTAATTATATCAGGTTTAAACGTTTTTTGAAAATATTGATTTGCCATTTTATTTTTCTTTTATTTGTTCGTTTTTCTTTGAGCTTCCACCGAAGAAGAAGTCTATTATTGTATTTACTTTAGCACTCATAGCGCCAAATATTGTTGATATAAAGCTTATTTCAAATTCACCTAGCTCTAAGCTTTTAGTTACAAAGTAATTAAACATTACAAATGTAATACCAAAATATGCTACAGTGAATAACGTTGCTAAAACCTTTTGAATAATAGCATCGTCCTTATACATATCTCTTGCAGACTTGCGATCCTCGACCTCTTTCGCAAACGCCTCGCGCTCTGCATCAAGAAGTAACTTCTTAAGAGCAAGCTTAGCTTCATCGCGCTCCTTGTCTGTAGTAATAACTTTATCAAGTATGCCCTCTGCATTATCTACTATTTTACCGAATAAACCTCCTACTAAGTTGTTTATCATTTCTTTTTGTTTTTCTTGTTATTCATTGCATCACCAATGTGATCGCTGAATGTTGGCACAGCCCCTACGTGAGCATCTGAATCAGGATGTGGACCTTTTTTAATAGACTTAGGTCTAGCATCCATCATACTTTTAGGTTTAGCTGGACCTTTACCTGTAGCAATGTTGTCGTTCATCTCTTCTGTCTTAGCATCGCCAACTTGACCTTTGTGATAACCACCTTTGAACGGGTTGTTTTTTTGCTTATACGCCATAGTTATTTTTTTGTTTCAGCTTTTTTAGCAGCTTTTTCCCAAGGAAAGCTCATGCTTCCTTCTTCTGACCACTTGCCATTATACTTTATTTTACCGTTAGCCCTTGGATATGTTTTACCGTTGTGTCTAACATAATCATCGCCATAAGAAAGCTTACCAGACTTCATGTCATCTAAATGCTTACCTTCGTGGTTGATAACTCTTTTTTCAAGAGCACTGCCTTTAGGAACAGATTTATCAATATAAATAGATCCGTCCATGTTAGCTTCTCCTAATATACCTTTACCTAATTTCTTACGAAATATAGGTGTATCTTTAGAGTTTCTTATTCTTCTACCTTCACTACCTAGTTTAAATCCCATTATGCTAAATTTGATTTTTTAGGTTTATTTTCTTTTGTAGTTATTTTCTTATTGTTAGGTTTAGGCTTAGAAGGTTTTTTGTCTATTTGTTTTTTTACTTCTTTTTTAGTTTTACCAACAACAGCTTTTTTACCTGTTTTAGCGGCTAGCTTTCCACCTTCTTTAGCAACCTTTTCAACTGTCTTGCTAGCTTTAACAGCTTTAGCTCCTTTAGCAGCTAGCTTACCAGCGCCAACAGCAAGACCTGCGCCTGGTATCATAGCCGCAGCGTTTATAGCAGCATCAGCAGCGTGCTTTTTAGCAGCCTTATCATCACCCTTGTATTTAGCGTAACCAGCTCTACCAGCAGATAACGCAGTGTTAGCAGCGTCAGCAAAGTTACCTACAACAGGTATCATACCCGCTCCAGTTAAAGCTGTACCTGCTTTGTCTAAAACACTACCCCAGCTAAACTTAACTGGTGACTCAGTTTGTCTTGACTCAGGCTTACCAGCTTGTCTAGTGGCTTTACCTAAGTTTTGATTTTTCATTTTGAACGCCATAGTATATCTATTTATTAGGGAAAGGATTATACACTTTATCTTTTAGCTTACTGTATCGTTTAGAGTCAGTCTTACCTTTATCCTCAAGCTTTCTAAGACGCTTAAGCCTTCTTACTTGCTTGTTTTCTCTACGTACTTCTTTTTTGTCTTCGTTACCGAAAGACATACCTTTCATTTTAAACGCCATTATCTTGTCGGGTCTTTAATCATATCGTCAATAGCCTTGTTAAAAACTTTATCTGTATACGATTTGTTATTGTAGAATACGCTTCGATCTGATACTGGTAAATCTTCTTCTCCGAGTAAGATCCTGTAGATTCTACTTATTAATTGGCTGCATTTAAACGAGGTCTTAAATACGCTATACTTTATCGTTGTACGATTTCTATGTCGCCAAACCTCTATCCAGCCTAACTTTCTTAACTTGTCCCACCGAGTTTTATCCCAGCTCATGGTGTAAGTACCATCTATAAACTCTTGTCTTGTAAACCGACCTTGACAGTCTAAAAATACTAATAACTCAAGATCAGCATCTGTTAACCCGTAAGTCTTACAAGCCCACTTTCTAGTGAGCCTGTAGTACTTAAGGATTTGTAATTCACGTAAATCGTGACTAGTTAATCTCAACTGTTATTAAATAGCGTTATCAGCAACATTAAAGATACCAGTTGTAAGAGCTGTAGCATCTTCTACATAATAATTTGTTCCATCACAAACTAAAGCAAATCTGTCACCAGCACCAGCAGCACCATCACTAGTATCTAATGATAAAACACTAGTAGTTGGAACTACATCGTGAACACCACCAGCGTCTAAAGCAACACCTATAATGTTAACAGCATTACCACTTGATGATACTATTAAATCTTTAGTACCTTCAGCATCTGAATTAACATCAAGAATAAACTTATAGTTTAAACCAGCTACAGGTGCAGGTAGTCTGAACGCAGCAGTATTAGCTGAAATGTTACACAAGAAAGTTGAGCCTGAGTCAGCTGCTGTTAATTGACGAGTGTTAGCATCATCACTAGCACCGGTACCATCACCACCAGGGGTTACTGTTTCAACTTTTCTTAAAGTAGCAGCAGTTGCTTTTGAAATAGTAGTAACACCAGTTATTACGTCGTCAGCGTAAAGCGAAACGTGATCATCAGCAATAGTAGCCGTTGACCCAGCTTTACCACCAGCTAAAGCACCGCCAATAGCTATCATAGCTTCTTTTTCTTTGTTAGCCGTTACAGCTAAAGTAATTTTGTCGTATGCACTTGGTCCAACCGCAGAAGTAATCGGCGATTCAAAATATAAGTCTACAACAGCGGAAGCACTTTGCTCCATACCTCTAAAGTTTTCAGCTTTGTTAACGTAAGCGTCGTCTTCAGCATTTCTAAAATAAACGAATCTGTCCATGTTTTAATTTTTTTTATGGATTAATAAATAATTGATTGTGATTTTGTGTTTAAGGATTAAAGTTTATGGTTTATGTTTAATCTACTAGTACAATATCACTTGCTCTTATTACAAAATAAAACTTTTCGTTAAATTCTATTCCGTGGCCAGCGTGCCTATCGTAGTAAACAACATCATCTTCCTTAATAACCTCAACTAAATTACCTACAGATACTACCTTACCTTTAAAGTATCGTACATCTTCATTATGGCTCTCTGTAAGTATAAGACCGCTAGTCTTCTTAGTTTCTTTTATCTTGTCTATTATAACGTAGTGATTATGCGCTTTCATCTATTCTTGCGTTTGAGATTATACAATCAGCTGATACAATAGTAGATACTACACTTACAGCATTTTTCAGCGCCGATTTTGTAACCAAAACCGGATCTATAATACCTTCGGCTACCATATCAACCTCTTCACCTGTAACCACGTTTACTCCAACGCCTTCTTTATCTGGATAATCTAAAGCTTCAAAGCCAGCGTTATGCATAATAGTATTAAAAGGAGACTTAATAGCATGGAGTAAAACCTTTTCACCCTCGTTAGAGGGTTCGATTTTTTGTGCAGCATTAAGTAGCGCTATACCACCTCCTGGTACTATACCTTCTTTGAGTGCAGCTTTTGTAGCGTATATCGCATCCTCGACCCTGTCTTTCTTTTCTTTAAGCTCAACCTTAGAGTTTGCCCCAACGCGGATAATTCCAACACTACCAGATAGCATAGACAATCTTTGTTCCAACTTCTTTTTAAAGAAACCATCTTTTTCATCAGCTATTCTTTTATGTAGTTCATCGATTCTTTCCGAGATCTCAGGTATTTCTTCGCCCAAGGTAATAACAGTATTATTATCATCAGTTTCTGCATATTCTATTTCACCTAGATCATCAGGCGTAATAGCGTCTAAGTCATCTCCAAGTTGTTCGTTAAATAATGTAGCACCTGTAAGTATTGCTAAATCCTCGCAGGTGTCTTTCTTCATAGGCCCAAACCCAGGCACGTCAATAACATTTACCTTTATAACACCTTTTATCTTGTTCATTAGCAGTGCAGACTTTACTTGCTGTGCAACTGGCGCTATAATAAGTAAAGATCTGTTTTGTTTAATAACATGCTCTAATATACCTTGTATCTTACGTATGTTAGGTATTTCGCTAGTACATAGTAACACTAAAGGATTTTCAAGCTCTGCTTTCTGCTTCTCAGTGTTAGTTACAAAGTGAGGTGACGAAAGCCCAGAATCAAACTGAACACCATCAACTAGATCGACGTATGTGTCTTCTGTCTCTGATGTCTCCATTAGGACGACTCCATCTTTACCCACTTTAGTATAAGCTTCAGCGATGATTTTACCGAGCTCTATATCGTTATTGCAAGAGATCGATGCTACATGTTCTAGAAGTTCATCCGTCACCTCTATCTTAATATCATCTAAATACTTTACTACTTTATCTAAGCAAGATAATACGCCAAGCCTGACGCTTCTATCTGCCTCTTTAGTTTTGTTATATCTTTGTAGTAGTGCCTCTGATAGTACGGTGGCTGTAGTTGTACCGTCTCCAGCTTCTTTAACAGTGTTACGCGCTGCTTCCTTAATAAGTGTAGCACCGATGTTTTCTACAGGATCGTATAATACTACAGATTCTGCAACTGTAACTCCATCTTTTGTGATTACTGGATTTCCTCTAGCGTCTTCGTAGATTACGCATCGTCCTGATGCACCTAGAGTTGATTTGACTGCGCTGGCTAGTTTAGTAACGCCTGCATTGATTTTGGTTTTAGCGTCCTCACCAAAGTTTAGTTCTTTGATGAGGAGACTAGGATTGTTGTACTCCATTGAATTATATTTAATTAAATTAGTGTTGAGTGTTATTCTTTGAAAGTCTTAACTACTTTCGGTCCTTTGGTGGCTTCAAGCTTCTTAGTGAAGTGATCAATACTTCCATCAATAGCTTGTTCAGCTCCTTCTAGGGTTTCTCTACGTGTAACATCAGCCCACTCATCAGCTGTGTCAGGTTTAGAGACTTCTGTTTGGTAATAACCGTTGGGCAGTTGGGTGATTCGCCAGTTTTCTTTGTTGGCTAAATGTTTCCATTGCTCTTTGGTTTTTTCGTTTACTTGTGGATTACCGGTCCATGTACTAGTTTTGTAATACAAATACGTCATTTGGTTTTATTTATTGGTTAGTAATTAATTTAAGCTATTCCAGCTTTCTTCATTTTTTTAGCTGCTTTTCTTCTTTTTCTATCTCCTCTTGCTGAAGTATCACCAGCTGCTTTTTCCATTTTTCTTTCTGCTGCAGCTATTTTTCTAGCGCTTCTACCACCTTCTCTTTTAGCCATTGTTATTTGATCAGCTTTACTAGGTTTCACCACACCAGCTTTAGTCATAGACTTAGGAGTTGACTCACCTGCTTTTCTAGCTGTAAGTTTTTTAGGTTTAACTAACTTTTCTAACTCTTTTTTATCTCCGCCAGTAAATTTATCTGCCGTTTTAGTAGGCTCAGTTGTTCCGTACTTTTTTAAATTAAAACGTTTAGCTTGATTTATAAAATCACTCTCGCTTTTATAATTCTTCTTCTTTGCTTCAGGTAAATTAGCGTACGCTTGTTTGTAAGTCGCTTTTACTGGGCTCTCACCCTTCATCATCTTTTTCATCTTACCTGTGCCTTTTTTAGTACGTCTACCTTTACCAACTTTCTCTCTAGGATCTCTTGGCTCTACACGCTCTTTCATCGCATCATAAGAAGTTGAACCTCCTTTACCGCCACCCTCTGGCTTGTCAGGCATATTTTTCATTTTCAAAGGAGCTTCAGTTTCCATAGCACCTTTTCTATTACGCATCTTAGCTGGTGCAGCTTCAATCTTAGCCTTAAGCTCTGGTGGTAAATTACCTTGCTTACCTACTAGTTCTTTTTCCATTGGAGATTTTTTCATTTCCATAGGAGACTTCATCTTCATAGTAGATTCTGCCTTCATTTTAGCTGCGGTTCTTGGACAGCCAGCCATATCAGCCTGCTTCTTAAGAGCAGCGTTCTTCATTTTAAATGCCATAGTTATTTATATATGTTCGTTAATTGCTTTATATATTTTTAGGTACGTTAGGGCAACCTATGTTTGAGCCTTTACCTCCGCGCTTTCCTCTAAGACTTATTTTTGGAAGTTTAATATTACGTATGAATTTTTTAACTTTTTTCTTACCTGTGCCTTTTTTCTTCTTTCCAATCTTCTCAGTGTTAAACTCGCCTTCTTTTCTAATTTTTTTATTTAACTCTTTTTCCTTAAGTGTTATGGTTTCTTTCTCCCCAGGAGTTGTAGTTGTTTTTGTTGTAGGTTTAGTTTCTTTTTCTTCAGGTGCTTGTTTACATAAAATTTTTCTTCCTTTCCACATAAATGTTTTTGCTCCTGAGGCACAAGCTTTTCCATAAGCTTTGTTAAACTCTGCACTACCACCTTCTTTTTCCTCTTTCTTACCAGGCGTTGTTTCAGTGTTAGTCACTGCATCTTTTTCAAGTGTAGTAGTTTTTACTACTTTACCCTCGTCTTCAGCTTTGAAAGCAGACTTCTTTTTCATCTTGTTAGGAGAAGACTTTTCGCCTGGCTCTCTTACCGTTAAGCCTCTAGCCTCAGCATCAGCTATCTTTTTGTTGTATGCGGCTAATTCTTTTTCGTTATAATCTTTAATTTTCTTGTTAGATCTTTTATCTAGGACGAAATCCTCTCTTCCTCTAGCCTTTTTAACTTTTAGCTCTGCAGCTCTACCGGATACAGTCTTATCAAGTTGTTTTCTTTTTCTTTTAGAAGTCTTATCTTTTAGTACTTTACCAGAACTATCTGTTATTACTTTACGTTTAGTACCGTCGGCACTTATAGTCTTAGTAACTTTTCTACCTCTTCTTTTTATAGTGCCGTCTTCAAGTTCTAAATCTCGCCCTCTAGTTTTTACTTTGCTAAGACTCTTTACTTTATCATCTTGATCCACTTGGTATTCTTTAGTCTTGCCCTTTTTGAATTGCTTAGTAACACCTGTTTGCGCTACGTCTTGCTTTTTGGAAAAAGTGTCTCTTTGCCCCTTGCTTGCTTCGTCTGAAATTCTCTTCTTATCAGACTCTTTATAGTTAGGATCGTCTGCCATTCCAAATTTTTTCTTCGATACTCTTCTCGCAGCGATCTTATCTCTAATACCTTTGAACTTCATAGCAGAACCTTCCATGCCGAAGTCTTTCTTCATTTTCATTGGCTCTCCGTCAGGACCGATGCCTTTTGTTCCGCGAGCTGCAGAGTCGATGCCTTTGTGCTCTATGCCAAACTTAGCCGGTGATCCCGCTGCTTTAGCTAATTTACCCATTCCTGGGTTTTTCATCTTAAATGCCATGTGTTTTATTGTTTATATAAACGTGTTACTGCTTCGTCTGCCGCAGCGTCTTTAGTAGATGTTGTCAACTCTTTAGTAGTTGCATCATTTTTAGGTGTTTTTAATACTTTTGCATCGTTTTCTTTAGGCTTTTCTGTTTCACCACCCATTTTTTCATCTACAACGCGCTCTACCATGTTTCTTAGTCCTTGGTTTCTGTCTTTTTTACCAAGCATACCTGCTAAACCACCCATTCTTGTAGAACTTGTACCTTTTATCTCGCCAGAAGCAGACCCTTCGGCTCTTCCGTTGGCCTCTGCACTACCTTTCTTGCGATCACGTAGTCTTTTTACCATATTAATTGCTCCACCAACAGCCCCACCTAGGAATTTAGCTGGAGAACTAGCGCTTCTTTTGCGTCTATGACCGTGTATTCTCTTTCTTCTTGCCATATAGGTACTATCACATATATAGGGTACGTTGTAAATATAGAAGTAAAGCATTGCCCCCCTCTATATACCCGCCCCTGCCTATTTGGAAAACGCTTTTTGTTTTGCCCGCCGCGTTGTGTGTTTTCGTTTCCGCGATAACCTCAGCGCTTTACCCCATTATCCACCGCTTCACGTAGCTTTTCTGTATACTATTTTAGCTTTTTGTTTACAGTTTCGCTACGATACTACATGGATAATATATATGTAAACAGTAACAAATTAAACTAAATATCTTATGACTAAATTATTCTCACAACAATTTCTATCTAACTTACAAGAATTCTGTAACGCATGTGCTTACGCATTACGTAGTTAATACAAAGAAATTACGAATACAATTGGATAATATAAATGTAAATAAAAACTATTAAATAAACTAAATTAAATTAAATTATTATGAAATTAACTAAAAACAGATTTACTATCGCTAAATCACTAATCGGTCAAAATGCAATTATAACTTTCACAAACAAAAAAGGTGAAACGTACACTTACGATCACGATGCAGTATATGCTGCTAATCAAGAAAAGTTTGAAACTATGAATTGCTTTCAACAATATGGAAATTACACTAACAGTAATAACTTACCAACGTTCGCAAGAGAGTTCGCAGTTAAGTAAACTGTGACACTTGCCTACTACTATACTCTACTTAATAACCTAATGTCACACTTTTAATTATGCAAATAATACACGATATTACTATACTAATTGTACTCGGAATTTTACTACAATATATTGAAACAATAATTGTAAGTGAAGAGAGTGAGCGGAATGACTCATAACTAAATTCATTCACTAAACAAATTATCTACTTTTATTACAAACTAAATACATAACTTGTTGGATAATATAAATGAAATTAATAACTATTAAAAAATAAATACTATGACTGTAAAAAATACTAAATATAATATCAATGTAACTACTTACGTAATTGGTTTACTCGAAGGTTATATTACTCAAGATGAATTTGAATTACTATGTTTAATTCCACAGAGTCAATCTAAGTTAACAAACTAAATACGACTTAAGTTGGATAATATATATGAGTTTAATAAATAAATAAATAAAAAAATAAAATTAAATTCTTTAAATAAAAATAATAAATTATAAACTTTAAATTAAATTATATACTATGTCAAATACTTTTAAATCAAACTCTTCAACTAACATTATTAAATTAAATAATAAAACTTATATACCTTTTCAACTACATCAATTACCAGATTACTATCAAGAAATATCTTTATCTGACCAATTCAAATTAAAAGGTTATATTTATATAAAAGAATCTTCTTTAAAATCTTACAACAAAGACACTCATACTTTAAACAGAGATTTAACTTATGCTCAACGTCGCTAAGATTACAAAATAAAAACGATTACTAACGGATAATATAAATGAATCTAATAAATAAACAAATGCAAAAATTACACAAGTTCAAATTACATTACAAATATGCTAGAGCATACGGTGATACTGATATTCAAACTACATACTTCAATAAAATAAAAGACTATTTTGCTGAAGAAATATTTGGCGAGTTTGGCTATGATACTTGCAATGACAGTGAAAAAGACTTTATACTAACTAATGTATTTAAACTACTAAACGATGAATAAAAAAGAATTACAACAATTATTACAGAGTATGGACCACTATACTCAATACTCAGACGACTTCAGAGTATATCAACATGGTAGAAAGCAAGCAGAGTATGTAGAAAAGCAACTACAAGAACTATTTGACAAAAAGTCTGAAGCACTTGAGTTTTACAATAATAATACGCCTGATGGTG